TGGCGCCGGCCCCTAAACAAAAGAGCAAGGGCGCAGGGCGCAGGGCAAAAGAAAACCAAGGGCGCAGGGCGCAGGGTTCAGCCAAATAAAACTTGTATTACCTGCACAATTCGTTACGATAAACCTACTCAACCAACTCAAAAGGAAAACACATTATGAAAAGCGGAATCATCTACAACGGGCCAAGCCTATTGGATGGCGAACCGATTGTTGTTATTGCAACTTTCTCTAACCGTAATACCAAGACGGGCGCAGTCATTCAGACTTATATATTGCGCGGGGATATTAACCCATTAGAGGCAAGCAAAACAGGCGCAGATTATAGCATATGTGGCGATTGCGTTATGCGCGGGGAAGTAACAACGGATCCAAAGCGCAAGCAAGCCAAGGGCCGGCGGTGTTACGTTAACCTAGGGCAGGGCGTCTTGATTGTTTACAAGTCATTCTTGCGCGGCGTTTACAAACTATTAGACGAACCCCAAGAGCGCAACGAATTAGGCCGCGGGCGGTTCGTTCGAATTGGAACCTACGGGGATCCCGCAGCGGTGCCCGCGGACGTTTGGACGGACCTGCTAGCAGAGGCCACCACGTTTACCGCATACTCACATCAAAGCGGATGGCGCCCAGATATTGCCATGCAGAGCGCGGACAACAAGGCGCAAGCACTTGAGCATTGGAAAGCAGGGCGGCGCACCTTCCGAGTGATCGCGGATCTTGGAGAGTTAGACAAGGCGAACGAGGCGCTTTGCCCTGCATCAAAGGAAGCAGGCCGGCGCGTACAATGCACCGCCTGCAAACTGTGCAAGGGATCGAGCCTAGGTAAATCAATCGCAATAGTGGAGCACTAGATCATAGGACCATGGGCCACGGCTCATGGTCCTTTTGCTGTTAAGGTTAACAAACAACCCCAGTTTGTTAACCTTTTGCTGTCATCGGGGGAAACTCCCCCAGAAAACAAGGGCGCAGGGCGCAAGACCATTAAGGCAAGAGCAAAGGGCGCAGGGCGCAAGACATTTTAGACAAGAGCAAAGGGCGCAGGGCGCAGAACATCGACCCAACATCCTTGAACACCTGCCCTTGGACCGCGGAACACCCGCCATCGGCCAAAGCCGCACCATTTTCACCACCAAATAAAAGTAGTTCACGGCTCGTGGACCTCTTTACCAAGTAGAAACTGGCCCCACCTCGTGCGCAATATGCCATGTGCCACGCGATTTGATGAGGCGAGATGGAAAGTGCGTTGGATTTAGTAACCTTGAGTTCAAACCAGAAGGGCAAGCCGTCCCAAACAGCGTGAACATCAGGAACACCGCCCCCATGTTTGTTTTCAATCCTTGTCGCGAAGCACTTCTTCGGCAGTTTCAACCGTATTGAGTTCCAAAAGTTCGCTTCCGGTCCCTTGCTCATTGGTCACATCCTTGTAGTCGCCTTCGATCTGAAATGCTTGTGGGTATTTCTTCTGGAGGTCAGCCAATCTCCCGACAATTTCATCCCTTGATAGCTGGTCAATGGTGTTGACTTGCTCCCGCCTATCGACAGTCAGACCACCCAAAGCGGCACGGATTTTCTCAGCATTAATTGCCGCCGAAAACTGGCCCGCATCCTCTGCCCCGCTACTCAACTGATGCAGTCTCTCCAACTGACCTATCGTGGTGACGCCGTAGCGCCTCTCTCGTTCGGTTCTTAGGTCTTGGATGTATTCCAGAACGTGAGGATATTCCCTGCCATTTAACAGCTTAGATGCTTGGTTGTTGGCCACCTCATGTGAGTACCCAGCTTTGCGAGCGCACTCAGCATTGGAGTAAATCCCCTCAACAATGTGTCTAGCGAAGGTCACTTGTCTATTAGTCAGGGTTCGACCGTGTTCCTCCTCGATCTTTTTCTTGGTAGATGGCATGGCAACCTCGTTGTTTCCTGAGAACAAGTTATACCAACGGCAGCCTGTTAGCAACGGCAACAAGGGGGCCAAAACCAGTCCTATATAGGCGTTTTTCCTACAGAAGTGTAAACAATGTAAACAGGTGTAAACCCTTTTGGGCTGGTTTGAAGTATATAAATATGGGGGTGTTTACGGTGTTTACGGTGTTTACACCAAATTCAAATGACTTTTTAAAATAAAAATAAAATCTGTGTAAAATACGCCTATAGTGTAAACACTGTAAACGGGGGAAACTACCCCATGGACCAAGGACCGTGGCTCAAGACCCATGAATAAATAACTTGACACCCCAACCTGCGCCCAATAACTTGTACCTATTAACCAACTCAACAAAGGAACCAGACACATGAAACTAGAATTAAAAGCTATAAAGCACACTCAGTGGGCCAGCGAAGAGACACACTGTTATCAGGCGGCTTTATATGTAGACGGCAAGCCTGTTGCTGTTGTGAGCAACGATGGGCACGGCGGCTGTGACCGTGACTATGACCACCCTAAGTTCAAGGGCGATTACCGCGCTACGATGAAGGCGGTCCACGATTACTTCAAGTCGTTACCTAAAACTGATCCTTGCGAGTGGATGCCTGACGGAATGGACCAACAGCTAGAGTATTGGTGCGCGGACCAAGTCAATGACTTTCTTGTTTCGCGTGAGTTAAAGAAGAAGTTAAAGTCTGGTTTTCTGTTTCAGTTTGCAGACAAGGTGGGTGTGTTTGGTCACAAGACGCGGCCTTCCCGTGCTCAAAAGGCTACCATCTTGAACGACATGCCTTTTGCTGATGCGTTGGCTATCTGGAAGGAGACAGCGTGATGGCTGATACTTTAGATTACTATACAGACTTGGAGAAGAACGTCTTGCAAGTTGCGATTGACCACATGGTTGAGCACCTTGAGGATTTGCTTTCGGACAGTGACTTTGAAAGTTCAGCGTGGCTCACACAAGAACGATTGGAGGCCGCCAAGCGGTTGAAGGAGAGGTTCGCATGAGCGCCTACTACAACGAGATCGACCCGTATGCCGCAGAATGGCTACGCAATTTAATCAAGGCAGGACACATCGCGGACGGTGTTGTCGATGATAGGAGCATCAGTGATGTCAGACCAGAAGAGCTTTTTGAATTTACTCAGTGCCACTTCTTCGCAGGGATTGGCATCTGGAGCCGTGCCCTCAGAGGTGCAGGATGGGCAGATGACCGCCCAGTTTGGACAGGATCCTGTCCGTGCCAGCCTTTCAGCGGTGCAGGCAAACGAGCGGGGACTTCTGACGAGCGGCATTTGTGGCCCCACTGGAACCACCTCATCCAAGAGTGCCGCCCTTCAACAATCTTTGGAGAGCAAGTTGCAAGCAAGGACGGCCTCGGTTGGCTCGACCTTGTACAAACTGACATGGAAGCAAAGGACTACGCCTTTGGGGCGTTCGATCTCAGCGCATCGGGCTTCGGTGCTCCGCACATCAGGCAACGCCTCTGGTTCGTGGCCGACACCGACAACGCGGGATCACAAGGGTGGATACCAAGGGGGCCGGATCAGGAACGGGAAGATCAGCACCGACACGTTGGACGTGACGGCGCAACTGACGGCGGGATGGGCGACACCGACCTCCATGACGGGGGGCACGGGGATAGCGCCCTCACATCTAACGGGCAAGCACGGGTGGAACACGGGAGCGCAAGCACAAATGACGGCATGGACCGAGGACCAAGCGGCAAGACTAACGGCCACTGGAGAGATGCGGATTGGATCTTCTGCCGAGATGGCAAGTGGAGGCCAGTTGAACCCAACACATGCCCGTTGGTTGATGGGGCTCCCTCAAGGGTGGGACGACTGCGCGCCTACGGCAACGGCATCGTCCCTCAAGTCGCGCAAGGTTTAATAGAAAGTTACATGGAAACAAGGAAGGAAGTATAATGCCTAATTCAACAATGGTATGCGCCCACTACATCGTGGAAAAATTGGATGAGATCTTAAAGGTAATTGAGGAGGACATTAAGATGAATCCTGATGTCGATTTGTTCTCTGATATTTGTGTCGAGGATTTACGGGGCGAGCTTATTCACAACATGGGCGCTGATGTCCATGCCGCATGGAAGGAGAAGAAGGATGCCTAATCATTGTGATCAATCAGTTTACATCCATGGTCCGCGGGACTTGGTCCAAGAGTTATACTGGGCTCTTGAGTTAAAGGAGCCAAGGTTCTGTGACGTTGTATTGCCTGTTCCCTTTGCCCAATCGGCTGGGATGGATGGCTACGACTGGCGCGTGGCGAACTGGGGTACGAAGTGGGATGTCATTGACGTTGAGATCGACGATGGTGGTCTTGAGCATTCGGACGAGGAGTACCCTATTCCTGTGTCGTGGTTCACGTTCAAGTGTTGGACGGCGTGGGCTCCACCTGTACCCGTCTGGGATAAGTTACATGAGATGGGCATTGAGGTCCAAGCTGAGTACGAGGATGAGGGCCTACATTTCGCGGGTGAGTACGCTCACGGCGAGGACAAGAGTTGGGAACCGACAGCCTTGGACGACGAGCGTTGGGAACCAGAAGAGGACATTTATGAGGAGGAAGTACAATGAACCTGCATCCAGCAGCAACCATGATAGAAGGTGCTACGGCACAAGTTGAGATCATCGAAAGTATGCCCGACAGGGGAGATCTCAGCGGGTACTTGCGGACCCTTGCCCTTGCGACATTTTATTGGGAGGCGGAACAAGACTGGCCTGATTTTGTCCAGCAAGTCACCTCGGTTGCAGACCGTATGTTTGCGGAGTTCAATAACGAAAGCGAAGAGAACGTGACACAGTACATTCAGTTTAAAACGGGGGGTATTTTGTAATGGGACGAATGAAAGAAGAGTTCATGCGGTTGCAAGAGACGCCGATCATGGACCCATGCCCCGAGTGCCATGGAGATGGGACCGTGCTTGAGGACGCACCGATGGCGCACAATTTCAACCGTGACATTGGGTACATGGACACCAAGACCGTGACTTGTGGGACGTGCAACGGCGGGAAAGAAATGGAGCGCCTGTGTACTGAGTGCGAGGGTTGGGTGACGTTAATCGTGGGCGAGAACGCCACGTTATGTGAGGAGTGTTTTAATAATGGCTAAGTGGGACTTAGATAAAGTAGACAGTTGGGATACGCGGTACATTCTTAAAAAGCTGGACGTTGCTTTGAGCCAAGACAACCTTGAGAAGTCTGTTGAAAACTTACGGCTAGAACTAATCCGCCATCTAGCAGGGCAGCAGTTCAAAGATTATTTAAACGAGAGGATTAGAGATGAGCAGTAAAGATTTAGAAAAGATACTGGACGAGGTATTCGAGAAGGTATTCGGGAGGGATTGGTGATGTACCAAGTAACATGGGAGCGCACGAGTAGCATCCCTGCGCGGGACTACATGATCCTGGAAACGTGGGCCGATGTCCAAGATTGGTTGGAGGTTGCCAAACATAAGCACAGTTACTGGACGGTGACCATGATCCTTGACGGGAGCGACAAGCAGGCGCAAGTGCCGGACGGTGACCTCGACGAGAAGGGTCGTTGGATTGACAACTTAAACCTGATGATGCCGGACAATTTAAACTCGGAAGAGATTGCGTCCAGCCTGATGAGTTTGGCGTCCATGTACATGAACCACCACGACATGGAGCGGGCGTTTATTTCTATCGGGCGCATGCTTAATGCGGTTAACGAGGCTAAAGATTCGATTTCAAAAGGGAGTATGCACTAATGACCGACAGTGATTTAACGGCGTTCCAAGCGTCACAGTTACAGTTCTTGCGCCAGCAAGTAGACAAGTTTCAAGAGGAGAAGTGGCGCCGTGATGCACGATCTTCTGCCACGCAAGACTTGGATTCCGCTCGCCAGGAGCTATCAGATTTTGTGCGGAATTTAAGAGCGGGAGGGAAGACAGTATGAGTGTTGAGTACGAAGAATTATACGCAAGACTGTGGAAAAGGTTAGTACAAAAGGAGAATGCCCATAGCTCCAGTGCCAAGCAACGTGGCGCAGATATCAAGGACGGCATGGTTGCTTCTGCCAAAGACGCGCTGTCTAGCCGTGCTAAACAAATCAATCGAATGATGCGACTGGGCATGTCCCAGAAAGATATTGCGGCTGTGATGGACACATCTCAACAAGCCATCAGCCAAACAAGCCAGCGTTACGGGCTCCCCCGTACTCTAGACATATGAACAAGGAATAAAATTATGAGTGATGCACCACAAAGAATTACGTTTGAGACACACGCTATGCAAATTATGGTTGAAGACATCAGCCTCGCCGGCAGCGCATTTGCTTCCAACGAGGAGGGAGACACAGTTTTCCTAAACAAAAGGCTCGTGGAACGGCTGGCCCTGGAGGGCGGTGAGATACTTATGGCTCAATGCATACCCAACTACGAGGACAAGCGGGACGCGATACCATGGCGGTGCATTCGTGCAGCTGTCCTTAATGTGGCGCCGGCATCCTCGATCAATCCAGATAGCCAACGCATCGGCATACGGGGCGATCTCGTTACGGCCAAGCCGTCTATCGATGACCGCATCCACGACTACATGCGCAAGGAGGCGGAGGAAAGCGAGAGCTTAGACGCGGACCATTTCATTACCGCGGGGGAAGTAGCGGATGCGCTGTCGATTAATGTCGATGATGTTATAAATTACTTTGATAGTGACGGAGGCAACTACGAGATCCTTCGGTGCTACAGATTTAAATGGCTTTGACTTGCATTCCATACCCAGATTAAGTATGGGTAGTAAACAAATGAAACACAACT